TCTTTTAATTTTGTTTTAATGAATTTTATTTCATTATTGTAAAATTCTCGCAAATGAGGAGTACTATCTATAGAATTTATAAATTCTTTTAAAACATACTTTTGTCTTTCATTTAATTCAGAATATTTAGAATTAAATTTTTCCAACAATATTTTATATGTTAGGATTCTAAGACCCTTATCGTAAGATTTAAATTCTTCTAAAGTATCATTTTTTACAGCTTCTTTATCCTTTGATACTTGGGTTAAGTGTTCTATTAAAGTTAATTTATTATTAACTATTTGAGTGGGGTTTATATTATCTATAGAATTATGTATTTCAATAAGATTATATAATGAAGCATATGATCTGTAATCTAATATTTTGGTTTTGAATAGTTCTTCTAGGTTGTAGTGTTCTTTCAATTCCTTAATTAGATTATATTTTTCTTTTCTTAATTTACTACGATTAAGTTTTTTAGATGATTCTAAAATGGTAGATATTATAGTATTAGCTTTTGATTCATTTATATTTTTATACTTGAATAAAGTCTCATAAAGTTTATACTCCTTTCCGATTTCAGTATTAACAAAGTATTTTTTTAAGATATTAGAGGCTGGTGATTCATTACCAGATAGAGCATCAGCTGTAATTCTTCGTACTAATATTTCGAATAATATGCCTGAATTTTTAAATTTGGAATGCTTTATGATATCCATTAATGTTTTTTTATAAATATGTAATTTTTTTTATTCCTTGACATTTGATTCATCAAGTAACGTATTATCATCTTTAGATTCAAATACTAGTTGCTTTATTGTAGGGATATCTTTAAGAATAGTAGTATTTCTATATGGTTTTCTATTTCCTTCTAAAGCCAAAGGGGATCCACCTTTATAATTAACTTTCATTCTACTGTCTGCTCGATCTTTATCTTTTATAGCTTGAGTTCCTAGCCTATCTTTTCCAAAGTTATCATTTTGGGTATTACGATTGGATACTTTCTCTTCAGGTCTCCCTAATGTTTTTTCTTCATCATACCCCTCAGGAACATCATTACTATCATATCTTCCTTTTCCATATAATGACGCTAAATCATGCGGAGTACCATATGATCTTCCAGTTTCAATGGGATCATTACCCTCTTCAGATATTTGCTTTAATCTGAATTTTCGTTTGGCATCTTCTATAGCTAAATCTCTATAGTCATCATATTGGTTTTGGCTTAATTGGAATATATTTTCATATATCCAGTCTGTAGGGAGTAGGTTGTTTTCTAACATTTGGTTGGCTAAATCAACTTTTTCCTTTAATAATGCTACTTTTTCTTGTTCATATATAATTGAAGGAGTAGTTAGTGATAATTCAAAATTAGTTAATGACTCATCTGTATAGCCCTGAGTATATAGATGTATTGTAGCAATTTTGTATAGTTCAGAAGTTATTATTCGTTGTATTCTTTCAATTGTTCTTGCGAATCTTATATCTTGAGCAGCTAATGTTGCTTTACCATTTAAATTTTCCTCATAACCCATGAAAGCTCGAGGAATTTTTAGGGCAGCAAATAATTTATCTCTTAAATACTTAACATCATCTATCGCGGTATATTCTAACCCTTTAGTAGTATCAATTCTAGTTGTTTGGTCATTTCCTCTTACAGGTATATAAAAATCTTCTAATGAATTTTGTAAATTATATCTTAAATTATATTCCCCAGTTTGTTGATCAATATATGGAGTTCGTTTCATTTTAGAAATAGTTTTTTCCATAAACGCATCTATTTCTTGAGGAGGAATAGATCCGACATTCATATAAAAAATTCTCTTTTCAGGAGCACGAACAATTCTATGTATCAACATTGCATCTTCCATCAATGTATACTGCTTATACAATTTACGAGCTGGTTCAATATAACTTCTTCCGTATGGTAAGAAATTCATATCTGCTAATAAACGGAAATGAGCTATTTCATAATTATCAAATATAATAGAATTAGCTCTAGCTGTAGTTCCTGGTACTCCAGGCACATTAGCATATCCATAACTTGAAGCACTTATTCCATCAGGGTCAAATCTAAATATTATTTTTGATGGGTTGGTTCTATCGGTTCCTTCAAGTCTTTCAATATGATATGCAGTATATGGTATTACATTATACACTCCAAATTTTTCAGCAATTTCTAGTTTAAGGAAAAAATCACCATATTTACACATATTTCTTATCCATGGCCACAAATTGAATTCTATATTTAATACATCATAGAATAAGTTATATAGGATTCGTTGTATATTTTCATCTGTACTTTTTATTGATAATACCTCTCCCATGTCATTTTTAAGAGTAGATTCGTCTGCTATTATGTCTAATGCGGATGCAATTATCGCATCCGTATCCATAGCATCATATTCTGAATATAGAGTTGGTCTTAGGGTTTGGTATGTAAATGATGATTGATACCCCCAAAGTGATGTTGATGTAGTATATACTCGATTAAATCGATCTATTAATGCATTTGTTTGTAATTCTCCTCCTACTTGTATTTTTCCCGAGTCAATAACTTTTAATTGATTCCCGCCAACATTTCTGATTACTACGTCAGTAGAAAACAATCTTTGTAATCTTGAGAATATTCCTGTTTGTGCCATTTTTTTATTTAATTATAAATATTTAGAGTAACCAACTAACATCTACTTTTTGTCCTTTAACATCCATTCGATATGGGTTATCATTTTTAGAAACATTATATACTCCTGAATAGTTATTGTTGTTCTTTATGTTTGATAATGATGCTCGTACCATATCTTGGGAGTATTGTTGGAATTTTAATGATGTATCTCTTAGGAACATACCAATAGAGAATGACATTATCAAATCATCATTGTATCCTGATTGGGCTTCGGCACGACCATTCTTCCAAATGAATACTTTCATTTCTTCAATTAGTCTTTTAGATTGAATAGTAACACTTCGGTCCCCCACAAATTCTCTAAATTTAGATATAACCAGTGGTCGTGTTCTTAATGACATGGTAAATCCAGGAACCATTTCTGAGTTGCTTTCAAATACTCTGAGGTATGAGTCTGCAGTTAATTGTTCAGTTTTTGGTGCTTGGTATAGGTTTCTGTAGTTTCTTTCTATGATGGAGTCTAATGTTGACCAACCAACATTAGCATTTTCTACAACTAGCAACGCATTATTATATTCAGAAGCTAAGCCAACTAAGAAATATCCAAATTCCTTTGGAGGTAATTGGCCTTTATATTCTGCTACTTGTGTGTTAGATACAACATCAATAACATGACATGCTGAGAAGTCTTTTCCGTCTCCTCGAGCTACGTCTGCTACTAGTATGTAGTCTCTAGTATAGTCAGCAGGTTCCCATATCCATAGATTTTGATCAACCCCTCTTTTTTCTAACGGTTCTTGGATGGTTGTTTCTTTAATAAATTCAATCCATTCTGGGTAGAATACAGTATCTCCAGATGTGTTAAATTCCGCATCACATTCTTGGGCTGCTAGTCTTAGGTCTCCCAATAATTCATCTTGTTTTTTTCTCCATTCCTCATTTCTTTCAGGATGCACATACCATGGTAATTTAATAGGGAGAAAGTTGTTTTCTTGAGCTTCTGCTCGTACCCAAGTTTGATGGAACCAGTTACCAGTACCATATGGTGTACTAAGAACTATAGCTCCTCCGCCAGTATTGTGATTAACTATATTGTTGGCTAAGAAAGATGTGTTTGTAGGTACCTTTAAATCGTATGTTATTATATTTTCATATTCTTCAATAGAAATTATTTCATTATAATATGTTGTTTCTAATGAATTATAGATATTTGTTAAAATTTTATATTCTTGAAGATTCGGATTTGTACTTTTAATTAAATCTTCAATAGCTTGTTTAGATAAATTTTTATTCCCTCTCCATAGAAATCCTTCAATATTGGTGTAACTTTTATTCCATTCTGATATGGAATAATTACTGTTTTTAATTAGATTGCATATTAATTCTTTATCTATTTTTATATCGACCCCACCCCAATTTTTTATATTTTTTATTTTATGTATGTTATTTTGTTTTCTTTTCAATCTAAACCCTATAACAGAATAAAATTTAATACTATTTTCTTTATTTATATCTAATCTATACCCTTGAGAATTGTTAGTTACTAATTTATTTTTTTTCCAAAATACTTCTTTAATAGTAGACTTAATCCCAAAATTTAAAAGCATAATATGGATATCATGAACTAATTGTTCAGATATAGAACAATACGATATCCCTTTAGAATGAGATGAACCGTCTCCATCAAAGCACCCCTGGAGAAAAGCTATTTGTTCTTCTTTAGATGAGCATAATATTTTAGAGGGTATTTTTTTATTAGACGCCCCAGATGGAAGATGTAGAAAATTTTTAAACATGTGGCATACATATGCTCTGCTTAAAGAGTAATTAACTCTCCCACTATATGTAAATCCAATAGATTCTAACCAATTCGTTATATCTTTATCCCCATTAGCTATGCTAATTCCATTTTTTCTATATGAACCTTCAGCTACCCACAATCCTACTAAATAAGCCATATCTTTGTTATTTAAAGACCATGGCTTTAAATTATAACTATCATACTTGAATTCAGAATAATCAATATGATTACCAAAAACATTGTGGTTATAATGGCATTTTATTTTATCTCCTACTTTAAGATTTTGAGTTTGTATCCAAATTTCATTATCATTTAATAGAGGATGTTCTTTAGTCGTTATTATGTGATTCCCATCTTTAAATTTTATTTTATAAGTAATAGAAGATGGAGATTTATAGAAATGAGATGTTTGTTGAATATTATTATTTCTATCAAAAACAGAAATATTTAAATTATTAAATCCTTCATGGGGGTTTGATATAAGATCTTTTATTCTGTATAAACCCTTAGGAGTAGTAATAATGCTGTTTTCTTCTATACATGCTAAAGTTTGCTGTGCAGAAGCCCATATTTCTCCAATTCCTTCAATAAATGCGGCTTCATCTATTAATAATAGCGAAACAGCTTCAGATCTACCAGCATCACTTGCTGCAGAAACGGCTTTTATTTGGGAACCATTATTTAATCGAAGAGTTAATTTATTATCTTCTTCTGAGTTGATTTTTAGCCAAGAGGGTAGGTTATTGTACATGAATTTAACCTTGGTTACCATGTTTTTAGCTGTTTCTTGTTTTGTAGCTAAACA